AACCGAGGATACAGCGTAAATGATCGTCCAAATTCCGACGATTTGAAAACGAATGCGTCCCTAAGCCCCAGCAGCGTGGAGGAAAACCTCCAATCCGGTTGCATCGATATCGTCGTCGGAAGGGGCAGATTCCCAAAAGATACAAAGCAACCCGCCAATGCTTTGCTAAAATCGCTAGCAGGGTCCGCGCCGTCTCCGACCAACACGGCGGTTGCGGTTGCTAAGAACGCGCGTGATCACTACGAAACGCTTAAGAACCCTTCCCTGCTTGAGAGCAACGAGACGACCTGGAAGAGCAACGGGCAGATAAATCCTAACGAGGGCGATCCTGATCTGATTGCCGATTCAGCAAGACTGCACATTGCGATGTCGTTCGATGCTGACGCTGCATTAGGTCTGATCGAGCAGTATCCTCCAATCCCGTCAGCAAGCGATGCTGCCAATCAGGGAGCAGCCATCGAGAGCAGCGGACGTAACGCTAGCATCATCGCGCGTGCCGATGAGGTGCGGATCGTAGCTAGGCGTGATGAGTCCAACGAGATCAACGGCAGCATCAAGATCGTAAAGGAGGGAGTTGCCGATGATGAGGGCGGAAGCGGTCGAGCGGTGATCATCATGCAGCCGGATGGAACCATCATGATCGATGGACCCAAGATTGTTTTGGGATCGGGCATACAGAAGGCCAACGGCGAGGGTAATCAGGTCTCAATCGGTTTGGGAGCGAGCGAGCCGATGGTTTTGGGAGCGGAGCTGAAGGCAAAGCTGGAAGCGTTCATGGATGCCGTGACCGATGCTTTCGATTACGCTGCAACTCACGTCCATCCAACCGGAACGGGTCCATCAGGGCCACCCACGGGTGAGCAGTGGAGCAGCAAGAGCAGCAACATCAAGAGCACCAAATCCGAACTGCAGAACTTCTTGAGCAAGGTGGGGAAGACGCTCTGATGGCACTGAACAAACTGAAGCTCAAAAGCGATCTCGAAAGCATATTCGATGTTGAAAGATCACCACCCGAAGGTATTTCTCAAACCGCATCCGCCATCACGGATGCGGTGATATCCTACCTTGGCAGCGTGGCGCTCGAACCCCTGAAGGCCCCTGGCATCAACCCTGCTCCCGTGCCCACGCCCGACCCCTCCTTCCTGCCCCAACCGATGCAGACCATCGTTCCCGTCGAAGCCTCAGCGCAAATCATCAGACTTGCCATCGAGACGGACCTTAACATCAACTACAATTCCAACGTGGCAAGCACCTGGGCAGCAAGCAATGCAGCTTTCATCGGTTACGTCGTTGCAACGTTCGTCAGCTTCAACACGCCCGATGGTTACATAGCCACGGGAGCCACTGCTCCTGGACCGATCTCGTTATCTGCAATTTTCAACCCCCTGAAGGAAGATAAGAACGAGCTTGCCAAGAACCTTGCGGATCACCTGCACGATTTCTTCACCAACAGCATCTTCACGGGAGCCTACCTGAAGGGACCTTTCGTGGGGCCCGGTCCTCACGTGGCTAAATTGATCTGAAGCTTTTTCAGCATCGTTCATATTTAGATGAGTTGAAATAATCCCAAGGAGATTGACCCAGCTATGCAAGGGAGCAGGAAGGTTTACAATTTCTCATCTGTCGGTGAGCTTGATTCTGCTCGAAGGGAGGTGCAGTCCATCGTATCCCCCAATCCAATAGGCATATCAACGCCCGTCAGATTCGGAACTTCCGATGGCGGAACATTTGACATGCACACGGATCTCGCAAAGCAAATCAAGGATAACTTCAGGAACATGATTGCCACCAACCACGGTGAGAGGCTGGTGTATCAAGATTTTGGTGCCAATCTCAATTCCTTGGTTTTCGAACTAGGGACCGAGCAGGCAGATTCGTTGGCTTTGCAACGCATATCGAACACAACAAAGAAATACATGCCGTTCATCACGCTCAACACGTTCGAGCCCGTACAGCTCGGTGGGGATGGTTTCGGTAATGCTAGGACAAAGGTTGTGATAACATACTCGGTCCCAAGTTTGTTCTTAACAGATCAATCAGTTGAAGTGATCTTCACATACGGCGGTTGACATGTCGGTCAACATCAAGAAGAAGTTAAAGAACAACTACAGCAAGTCATACCTTGCCAGGGACTTCGATTCGATCAAGCTGAAGCTCCTTGAGAACATCAACATCTTCTTTCCCGATAAGATTCGAGACTTCTCCGAAGCTTCGGTGGGTGGCATGTTCTTGGACATGATTGCCACCGTTGGCGATACCATGTCGTTCTACATGGACCACCAGTTCAAGGAGATGGATCCGTTCCAAGCAGTCGAGTCAGCCAACATCGAGATGCATCTCAGGAATGCTGGCGTGAAACCATACGGCGCCAGCCCTGCCGTGGTCGAGCTGCAGGTATCCATAAGAACTCCCGTTGATGTCTTGGAAGGCATACCTTTGCCTAGAGCCTCATCCCTTCCTAAAGTTCTGCAAAGAACAGTGTTTCGTGCAAACACCGGAATAAACTTCCATCTTTTGGAAGATTTAGATTTTGCCGAAATTGGTGCTGATGGAGATTACAAGGCCGATTACGTTGTGGAATCAACCAATGGATCAGGGATTCCAACGATCATGAAGGTGACCAGAACAGCACTTGCAGTTTCTGGCGAAGAAGTTACCGAATCTTTCAACATACCTGATCAACATGTGCCTTTTAGAGAATTACTTCTCTCCAATGAGAATGTTTCCGACATTCTTTTTGTGATGGATGCTGATGGCGAAGAGTATTACGAGGTTGAATCGTTAAGCCAAGACACTGTTTTTTCAGCAATACAAAACACTGCTACCGATCGAGATTCGGCCTCCAAGAATCTGGAAGTTCTACCAGCACCAAAACGATTTGTTCGTATTGCTTCAGCATTAACCCGTACCACTAAGATCAGATTCGGTTCGGGCGATGCAAGCAGCTTGGATGATGACATAGTTCCTGATCCAAGTGAGTTAACCCTGCCGCTTTATGGTAAGAAATCGATGGCAAGGTTTTCTTTGGATCCCAATTCTTTGTTGCAAACTCAAACTTTAGGAATGTCTCCTAAGAATACCACGATAAATGTAAGGTACAGATACGGTGGTGGATTGAATCATAATGTTGATTCTAACGCAATAAATCAGATCAGCACTTTGCTTTTAGAATTCAAATCCAATGTTTTGCCTGAAGATGCAGTGTACGTCAGAAGAAACATGTTTGTGACAAACCCATCCCAAGCGCAAGGTGGTCAAGATGCTCCAAACTTGCAAACATTGCGAGCATTGATACCCACTGTTAAGAATAATCAATCAAGAATTGTGAGTAGGCAAGATCTGCTAGCAAGGATTTACACCCTACCGTCAGAATTCGGTAGAGTTTTCAGAGCAAGCGTTGCTGACAATCCAATAAATCCATTATCAATCATCATTTACTTGGTATCCTTAGACGTGAATGGAAGATTGTCACCCGCTCCAGACACCTTGAAGATCAACCTTAGCAATTACCTTAATGAGTTCCGTCTCATATCAGATGCTTACGATGTGCTGGATGCTAGGGTCATCAACTTTGGCATCACCTATGAGGTTTATCTCGATAGGAAGGTCAATCGGCAGCAGACCATCCTCAACATAAACAATCGGATTGCAGATGCATTCGATAGGAAGTATTTTCAGATTGATCAACCCATCGTTGTGGACGACGTTGTTAACGTCATCATAAACACGCCGGGCGTCATATCCTTGGCTGATCTTAGGATATTCCCAAAGACCGAGACCGAGAGAAACAGGGAATACTCTGACTTCCAATTCAACTTCGAATCAAGCACCAAGAAGGGCATCATCAGAGCTCCAATGGGTTCCATATTCGAGCTTCGCTACCCAAGCTTTGACGTGATCGGCGCTGCCGTCTGAAGGACTTCCAATGAAGATATTCTGCACCGCAAGCAAGGACACCTACATCACCAACAAGGTGATAAGTGGCGCATCCAAGTTAGAGAGCAATCTTGGTAGGGCTGGAACCTTGGATCTGTTCAAGATATACGATGAGAACAATACCAAGGTTGATGGAGGCATCGAGATTAGCAGGTTATTGATCAAGTTCGATCTGGAAAGAGTGCGCAACCTGCTCGATACCAAGATAGATCTAAACGATGATTCCTTCAACGCGCGCATAAAATTATTCGATGTCAGCTCAGGCGTTCCAAAGCCAGCAAGTTTCGATCTGGAAGCGCTACCGCTTAACGTGCCATTCGATGAGGGCATTGGAAGGGACGTTTCAAGCTACGGAGATTTTGATGCAGCCAACTTCTTAACAGCCAGCTACTCGAACGGTGCAAGCAATGCGTGGAAATCTCCTGGCGCTAACGCAAAGGGTCACATCAATGATCTTGTTGATGTGATTGTTGGTTTTGATGGTGATATTTTTAGTTGCAATCAAAGATTTGAAGAGGGTGACGAGGACCTTAGCATCGATGTGACAACCATTGTTTCTGGTGTGCTATCGGGCATCCTATCGGATCACGGTTTTAGAATATCCTTTGTTCAGGACCAAGAGGAAGATGAAAGATCAAGGTTCTTGAAGCGTTTTGCCAGCAGGCACGTTATCAACCCGCAAATAAGACCTCGGCTTGAGATTTCGATCGATGACAGCGAGTTTGACGATCGAAGAAACGCGCAGCTTGATAATCCGATAAGGTTGAGCTTGGAGAACAGGATTGCAGGTGCTAGGAAGAACATTATTTCAGGGGGTGAGGAGCTGGTTGGCAAGGATTGCATAGGTCTGGAGCTGTCTTATAAGGATTTGACCATCCAAAGCACCGGATCGCAAGTCACAGCTGGAAACTTCGGCAACGCACTGCAAGGACTTTACGAGTGCTTCACAACAATTCCATCCGAATCAACATTTGATGAGACCAACGTAACACTGGGCGATCTTCTCGAATTAAATGGAAGCGTGACCATGAACGAAAGGTGGTTTCCCTTGCACGATCCTAGCAAAACGATCAAGCGAGGCGAGATAAAAGTGGCCAGGAACGAACCGTCATCCGAGCTCTTCGGTCTTCCGGATTTAGAATTTCGTTTTCAGAACCTAAAGAACAGATACAAGCGGGACGCCCTGGAGNNCCCCAATCATTCCTATAAGGCATCGAGGATGAAGACGTTACGGTTGAGATCGCTCATCGTGAGCAACGTTCACTACAGCATCAGGGATGCGCACTCGGGGCAGACCATCATCGATTACGATTTTGATAAGGGCTCGACCAGAACGTCGTATGATGCTGATGGTCTTTACTTCGACGTGGACACATCAGTTCTCGTTAATGGCCGGACGTATTCTTTCGACTTCAGCATCCACGATGGCGGAGAAATCCAGCATACATACCGCAGCAAAGAAACGTTCGGAGTGTTTTGATGCGTGCAGACAATGCCTTCAGCAAGTCCCTGTTCCAACCCAGCGTCATACGAAGCGCTTACGGTAACGGAAGGTTGAGTAATGTCACCATCGAAGGTAGCACCAAATCGTTAGATCCTCAAGATTCCATTGCTGGATCAAAAGGTAACGAATTACCTTTTTACTATGATCAGCAGGAAACCCCACTTCAAAGCACACAGCAATTAAATGTTGATTTTTCTAGGTTTGAGAATCATGTTTTTTTTAACTCTGCTCGAGTTAAAACTCAAGTTGCTTTTCAAAAGTTGATAAACAAATTTCCTTTCGATGGCAATCGTGGTGAATACGAAAATTTCATATCAAACCTATCGGGATTCGAGAAGTTTGTTTTGGATTCTTTTCCGAAGAGCTTGAACTATTTAATTTTTGATTCTAATCATGAGCAGCACATCATAGTATCAGACGCCAAAGGTTCTAAGCAATCGGAAGATGCACAATCCGAAAGAGCTTATGGGCGTCCCGCCTTAGACATTTCCAGCAATCCATTCACGGTAGAATTCTATTGTTGGTTGCCCGAACAGGATAATGATGCAATGGTTGCAACGCAAAGGTTGGAAGATGAGAATCCATCCAACGGTTTTACCATAGGCT